CTATCGGTGTTGGTTTGACTGCTAAGCAGATGAAGCGTAGGAAACCGATCAATACTGATTTGATGAGGGACATTGATCCACTCACTGATAATCAAGAAAAACTTTTTGAGTCATATGCTGATGATAAAAATCTTGTTGCATATGGAGCAGCGGGCACAGGTAAAACTTTTATCACTCTCTATAATGCATTGAGAGATGTTCTTGACGAAAGATCTCCCTACGAAAAGATTTACATTGTTCGTTCTTTAGTCGCTACTAGAGAGATTGGTTTTCTTCCTGGAGATCATGAGGACAAGTCTGATATCTATCAGATTCCTTACAAGAATATGGTGAAGTATATGTTTGCTCTTCCTACGGAGACAGACTTTGAAATGCTCTACGGTAATCTTAAAACTCAAGGAACAATTAGTTTCTGGAGCACCTCATTCATCAGAGGCACAACTCTTGACAAGGCAATCATTATTGTTGATGAATATCAGAACTTGAATTTTCATGAACTTGATAGTATTATTACTAGGGTTGGTGAAGATACTAAGATCATGTTCTGTGGTGATGCTACTCAGACTGACTTGGTAAAACAAAATGAAAGAAATGGTATTCATGATTTCATGAATATTCTGAGAGTCATGCCTTCCGTTGACATTATTGAATTTGGTGTTGAAGATATTGTCCGCTCTGGACTCTGTAAAGAATACTTGCTTGCGAAAACAGAACTTAATCTATGAACTTCATTCATCATAATTTTCTAGGTGACATTGAACTAAACAAAAAAGAAACCCAGGGCATTCGCTTTTACAATCTTCCTGATGGACAGTGGGTGCCTTCCATCACTTCTGTGACATCTTTCTACAACAGAGAGATCTTTGTAAAGTGGAGGAAGCGAGTTGGTATTGAAGAGGCAAATCGTATCACTAAGAAAGCAACTGCACGGGGAACTGACTTCCACGAAGCAGCACAGGCATACTTGATGAATCTTGAATTGAATTGGGATGACTTTCGTCCTGCAACTCAATTCATGTTTCATCATGCTAAGCCATATCTGGATAAGATAAATAACGTACATGCTATTGAAAGAACTCTTTATTCAGAGTACCTAGGACTAGCCGGACGAGTAGACTGCATCGGTGAATACGAAGGAGAATTAGCGGTTATTGATTTCAAGACATCTGAAAAGATTAAACCTGAAAAGTGGTTAGAGAACTACTTTGTACAAGAAACCTTTTATGCATGTGCATACTATGAGATGACTGGTATTCCAGTTAAAAAACTTATTACTCTCATGGTAACTCCTAGTGGCGAAGTAGAAGTGTTTGACAAACGGAACAAAGACGATTATATTAAACTTCTAGTTCGTTACATAAAAGAATTTGTACATCACAATACTAGGACGCAGAATGGAGAATGAACTAGAAAAAGCACTAGAGAAAAAATTCTTCTGCCCGTCAAAATTCGCGCAGGATATTGAGAAACTTGTTCTTGATAATGAGGACATGAGTTATATCGATGCGATTGTTCACTTCTGTGACATGAATTCAATTGATGTGGAGTCCGTACCAAAATTGATTTCAAAACCTCTGAAAGAGAAGTTGAAATATGAAGCAATGGAGTTAAACTTTTTGAAGAGAACCTCGCGAGCAAAATTGCCTCTGTAACATGAAACTTGTTATGAAAAAATTGCAGGATAATTGTCCTGTAATGGTTACAACTATTCCAAAACCAATCATGAAAGAAATTGGTGTTTGGGTAAAGGAATGTAAAAAAATTAAGAATCATCCATTAGCAGAACTCAAAGCTCATGAAAATGCGGGTTACGTAGATGCAAAAAGGAAAAATAATTCATATCAGGTATCAGTTCCAGATCGTTTGATTGTCGATTCTTTTTGGTTAGCATGGACATTAAGATTGTGCTCTAAGTATTATGGAGGTCCTAATCATCGTGCTTATTCATTAGGTTACTGGGATGGACACTTTGATGGACTTGATCTTTGGTGTAATTTCTCATATAAAGGTGATCAAAATCCATCACATAAACACAAAGGACATTTATCTGGTGTGATTTATTATCAAAATCATGATCACCCAACTTTTTTTGATGATTTTAATTGTGGTTATGCTGGCACCAATGCTACGATGATTTTGTTTCCAAGCAGTGTATTTCATCATGTAGAGGAACAAATCTCATCAAAAGAAAGAATTACTTTTGCTTTCAATATTGATAAACGTGATGCCCTTTGATGCCTACAAATCATATCTCTCTTTAAAGAATCACTTCACGAAAGAGAAGTATGACTATCATAAGTATTGTGGTAAGAGTCGTGCCACCGTAAAATCTTTTTACAAACGAAAAGATCGCTTCTGGTTTGAGAAACTTGCTAGAAACAAATCAGACAAAGAAGTAATCGAATTTTTTGTATCTAACTTTATCGACTGCACTGATCCAGCTAAACTCTGGATCGGAGAGATGATTCGAGAGGGTGAAGATAGGTATATGTCATGGAAGAAACGCACTCAGTCTCTATCTTATTTGTTTAAGGAGGAGACTGATAAAGTATTTGGTGACAATAACTTTGATTCAATGTTTGCCCTAGATGGATCGAGACACCCACAAATTCTCAAAGAATATCTGAGAGGTAATGTGTCCATCGAAACCATGGTAATCTTGAATCTTATCCTTGGTTATAAAACAAACTGGGATAAACAACTTACAGATCCAGTGTGGGAATCCGTCAGTTTGAAAATAAGAAAGTACACACCTTTCCTAAATATTGATGTATTTCGTTATAAAAAAATTCTTAAAGAAGTAGTTTTAGGAGAAGCATGAGTTTTTTTGAATCTGAAGTAGTCCGTGCAGAAATGACGGAGATTCAGGAACTTCAAGAAGAAGTTTATAGTAATGTTTTTAAGTTTCCCTCTATGTCAAATGAGGAGAAAAGATTTCACGTCGGGCTTCTAGAAAAACTACTGGACAAACAAAAGGTTCTTTACACAAGACTGAGTTTGTCTGATGATCCTGAAGCAAAGATGATGAAAACCCGCATCGCAGAATCTGCTACGATGATGGGACTGCCTAAAGACGTTGACATCAGTGTCATCTTCTCTAACATGGGTAAGATGCTCGATGCAATGAAAAAGCAGATTGACAATCAGGGTTCTGACTTGTAGAATAACGAAGTACCCAAAAGCCAAATCCTACAAATACAAAGTACAATGTCCTTTTCTGATCTCAAAAAGCAATCCTCTATTGGTTCCCTGACTTCCAAACTTGTTAAGGAAGTTGAGAAGATGAACAACACTGCCAGTGGAGGTGATGATCGCCTTTGGAAACCCGAAGTCGATAAAGTGGGTAACGGTTTCGCTGTACTCCGTTTCCTCCCCGCCCCTGAAGGAGAAGATCTCCCCTGGGCAAAGATGTATTCCCATGCCTTCCAAGGTCCTGGTGGTTGGTACATCGAAAACTCTCTGACAACTCTGGGACAAAAGGATCCCGTGTCAGAGCACAACCGCGAACTGTGGAACAGCGGTGTCGAGTCTAACAAAGATGTTGTTCGTAAGCAGAAGCGTAAGCTGTCTTACTATGCAAACGTCTATGTTGTGAAAGATCCTACCAACCCTCACAATGAAGGTGGTGTCTTCCTGTATAAGTTTGGTAAGAAGATCTTTGACAAGATCATGGAAGCCATGCAACCTGAGTTTGAGGATGAAACTCCCATCAATCCTTTTGACTTCTGGCAAGGTGCAAACTTCAAACTGAAGATTGTCAAGAAAGATGGTTACTGGAACTATGACAAGTCTGAGTTTGAAGCACCTGCTCCTCTGCTGAGCGATGATGATGCGATGGAAGCAATCTGGAAGAAAGAGTATTCTCTTGCCGGACTGACTGCTGCTGATCAATTCAAGTCTTATGAAGATCTTGAGCGTCGTCTGAAGTATGTCCTGGGACAGAAGTCTCGTCCTACCACTCCTGTGGATGAAGAGACTGAGTATGATGACTATGCTGCAAAAGAAACTGCAGAGCGTCAGATTCAAGAGTCTCTGTCACGTTCTAAGCCTGACTTCAACTCTCCTGACATCACTGCATCTACACCAGTTGCATCCAAGGATGAAGATGAAGACGATGCACTCTCTTACTTCCAGAAACTGGCAGAGAGTTAATCAAACAACTTAATATCTTCTCCTCTCTTAAGGGTTCTGCTCACATACTGGGTAGAACCTTTTTTATATGGCATGATTCTATTAATGTCTTCAATAATAAGTTCAAGATACTCAGGTTTAATCAGATAGATGTTTCTTTTTAACTCCTCTTTACGAACTTCATACGTATAGTTTGTAACTGCATCTACTTCATTCACTCTTATCACATAAGCATCTCGCTTTTCGTCAAAGTATTCAATTTTGAAATTTTTTTGAACCTTTAATCCTTTTGGAACAACTATTTCTCCAGCGTCATTTTTAAGTTCTCTTGTTTCATAATGATGAATGTTATTTGATTTTTCAATGTCTCCGTATTTTTTTATAAGAAAATCATTGAATGCCATTTGTGTCATAGGCCATTCCGTCTGTACGTTCATGATATTGTTGGATAGAAGAACCACCCAATCAAGTGTCTCATCATCGTAGATATCAAACGCAACATTGTCTGGGCGATCATCTCCCTCTATCTTATAGAGAGTAAAATATGCTAAGTTTTTAAGAATATCCTCACGAATTTTTACACGCTTAAATAGATTCTTAACTGTGTTATAGTCACCAATACTTTTGCCATCAGAATCTCTGTTGACATAATCAAAATCTGGAACTTGTCTAAAGTAACTTGCCATTAGAAACCTATCTGAGTATCAGTATCGCTATCAAGTTTTGTATAATCATCATCGGTAATTGGATCAAGTTCTTGGAAACTTAAATCAATTTTGTATTGAGTCATCGTTCTTGTAGGATCATCGTATGACATATACGTGTTACCATTACCATATGTTGTATTTAGATCTGTCAATGCACAATTTTTAATTTTACCTATTGATGGATGATCACCTTCAGTATTACCCAATTGATATTTTATTGTGAATATATTGGGACTTACTACAAAAATATTATCGGTTGATTTTTTGACAGACATTCCTTGCTTGAAGAATCTAATAATCTTTTTGATTTGTGCTGCCTCAGTTCCACTTCTAGCAGACATTGTAAATGAGAAATTGAAACTTCTCAATGTAGGTGCTTGAAAAAGCAACTCCATGTTTGGATTAAGTATACCTCCACCAAGTCTAGAAAATAGATTAGTTCCAGTAAATTGTTGTGCTAATCCAATTCTCAATGCTGAAACGATATTTTTTCCTGAATCTGATCCAAGGGCAGCTGCAAGTTGATCTGGTGTCATAGTCATGGCATTTCTTAAAAAATCTGCACCAGCTTGTGCTGCAGCAACTGGGTTCAAAATTGCACCAACTCCTGCCGCTTGAAGGACATTGAGATTTTCACCTTCAAACTTGACAGAATTTTTATCGCTAATACCGCCGGGAATCGGTAGTGTAACAGATCCCTCTATTCTTTCAGTTGATCTATTTGATATTTGTAGTGGATCAAAATTACCTCCGTCAAACCTTATTGATCTTTGTCCAGAAATATATCGCATACCAAATTTGATTCTATCTTGCTTTGAAGATCCAATGTCTTCAGGATAGAAAAGATCCTCATATGCTTTTCTTCTTTTACCTTGTATAGATAAAGGCACATTATCACTAGTCAGATTTAAATTAGAGAAAACTTCTTGCGCTACGTTGGTGATATTTTGCACCTGTTGCTGTAAAATATTTCTAGGCACATCTGTACCTTTTTCAAGAGCATTTAATTGCTCTAAACCTAATTGATTTTTAAGTGATGTATTTCCGGGTTTCGCGTACTCTTTTTGAAAATCAAGATCTGCATAAATTGTGTCATTATCACCATCTCTTACCGTAACAAAATATTTTCCATTACCATCATCAGTTACAAGTGTGGGAGTTGTTAAAAATCTTTGATCATAAAGTGTTTTAGATATTTTTTCTTGAGTAACAGTTTTTTTCAAACCATTATCATAAGTTGAAATAGTTCTGTAACGGCGATCCTTTACCGCACCGACTCCCTGTATTTCTTTACTTTTTATTTCTGCCATTATTCAAGGAGTTTTTTCTATTTAGATGTTCTTTATATAATAAGCATAAGGTATATCAAGGATTGTCTGTATTTCACTTTGTCTGACTATATGTAGTTGTCCAGGGATCTCTTGCCATGTATAATTTCTAATTTTATCCCAGTGAAAATTGATTCCTCTGAACCCCCAACTGAATACATCAGTG